TAAACGCTAATTGATCCAAGCGGGAACGCTGGCCGGTAATAAAAATACCTGGGGAATGTTGTAGTGCTGTCCTTAGTTCCAATTGAATTCCAGTCGTCATCATTTAGCTTAACCATTGGATAATCAACGCTATTAAAACGAATAAAAGCAGATTGAATATCAGCTGGCCGAGTAGTGTTGAAATCACCAGACGATCCAATAGTGTATGTCTGCTGGTTGATTGTCAGTGCGTAATTTTCCTGCACAACCTGATAACTCAACAATTTATCTATTGTCCACTGTTCAAAAATGTAATTAACCGTTTCCAACGCAAGATCAGCGGTTTCATCCGACAAGTCTTCACCGTCTCCGTAAGCGTTTATTCTGCGGAGACCTGATTTAATAACATCTCTAACAGTTGCCACGTTTTCCGCCTTTTGATTTTGACATTAAACTTTTCAGCGTTTTCATCTCTTTCTTTTCCTGCTTTATATCAGCAGAATCAGACTTTGAAACAGCCTTGCTAATACCTTCAACTAATCTCGATTTTTTAATTTTACTCATAATTAAAAATAGGCGGGAGTTACCCCGCCGTATTTATTAGGCCCCTATCAATCGGCAAGCAAACTGAGGTCTGATTAATTTATAACCATATAAAACATCAAATCTCATTACAAGACGATCATTATCTTTATCATACTGATGAAGCGCTCTGAGTGAAACTCCGTCCAATACTTCGCGGTGAGCAATAGCGCCCGGCAGCTGGGTAGGAAGATCAGCAGTAATAAAAGCAATCGCCTGTCTATGGAATGCAAGATTGATTCCGTAAACGCTAGATGCAGATCCAGCAACGGAAATTGCAACGTTATCGCCGGGAGACCCTGAAACAGTCTGAGTAGCGCCAGATGTTACGATAGATGGGCTGATTGAAAGGGTTAAGTTTCCAGAACCATCAGCAGTCCCGTCAGCAGTTACGACAAACTGCTGAGCGTTACTCTGCTGAACTTTTGTTTCAGGATTTACAGCATAAACAGTATTTGCCGCGGTAGAACCAATGGTAATTACAGTACCAGCTTTAACGGTGGCACCAGCACTCCAACCATCAGTTACTAATGAAGCTCCAGTCTGAGATCCACCATTAATAAGAGGGGTTCCGCCCTGAGTTCCGTTGGTATGAGCTGGAACATTCTGATCCATGTAGATTTTAAACCCAAGCTGATCGCCCAAATAACCTTTAACATACTGTTCACCAATAGTTTTCTGATTATTGTAAAGTCCAGATAAACCATTTAACAATGATCTTTGTGATTTGGGGTTAATAACCAAATATCTTTCACCGTCATCTGGTGTGCAGAATTGATTTAAATATTCACCGGCCTGCAAAATTGCGTCTGCTGTTGCTGGTGAGGTTCCAGCAGTTCCAGCCTGATTGTAAATGGATGAATAAACTCCGGCCATTACATCATATTCTACCTGAGAAGCAAGACGCGCCATAGCTGGCTTTATATAAAGATCATCGATCTGCTTTTCATTTTCAATGTAGTTCGCTAGCTGCTCAGATGTAAAAGCAAAATCAATATGCTTTTGAGTAGAACGTGGTATTGTTTCGGTAGTTTCGGTAACATCCTGAACGGAAAGAGCCGCTCCAGTTGATACAGTAAACTGAGGCGGAATTCTCACTTGTAATGAACCGCCACCCTGTCGTCCACTGACAGAAAACTGGGAATCATACTGGTTATCGAAACATTTAATCGCAGACATACTGTTATGCAGATATGTTGCGGCATTTTTAGTTACAAGGGTAAGGGCTTTTAGTGTATTAGCCATTTTAAGTTTCCTTTGTTATTAGATTTTACCCTGCATTTTGAGCTTGTAAAATTCGCTCATAGGCAAGGATGATTTGTCAATTTTCCCGGCTGGCTTTGAATTTCTCAAATCTGCTGGAGGCGCTGGCTTTCTTGCCATTGGGGAAGATTGTTTCATTGAAAGATTCACTTCCAATTTTGCAATTTCCTTAATGACTCGATCTTTCGGAAGCTTATTCAACCCCAATAAAACATCAGGATTTTTAGCCAGATAATAAGCTATTTTAGGCCCAACATCTGACTTTAATATTTCCTCACCAACATCTGGAGACGCTGGTATTTCCGCGTCTTCAACAACAGATTGCCAATCGGGTAGTTCTTTCTGAGCCTGTGCCAGCTTTCTACCCCAATCCTCGTGCAGCTGCGCCATTTCATGCCGAGTTCTTTCCTCGACTTCCTGCGCTTTACGCTTTGCCTCGATCTCTTTAAAAGCTTTTTTAGCCTGGTAATTAGCCAAGGCCGAAACATACTCATCAACGGTTTTAAATCGTGCATCTTCCGGGTTTGGCGGAACGTCTTCCGGTTCCGGTGCAGATGGCTGAGTATTTGATTCAAGTGCGCTCAAACGGGCTGTTAAGGCTCTGATGTGCGCATCTTTTTCTTTTAAAGATTTGGAATAGTAACGGAAGCGATCATTTAAATCACGTCCCTTTTTAAGCTGCTGCTGATCATCATTGCCATGATTATCCTGTGCAGATTCAGAGCCTTCATTAGCTTCTGTCTGACCGTCATTATCATTATTTTGATTATCAACTACATCAGCGGGCGCCTGCTCGTCTGCCTGCTGAGAATCCACGTCTATGGTGGTATACTGTTCTTCTAACAACATGGTTTTACTCCTTGCGGGATTCCTGATTTTCTGACTCATCTTCCGGCTCGTTTTCTTCGCCTTCTGATTCTATCTCAACCTTCAGGTTAGGTTGTGCGGATTTGGTTTGTACATACTTCATCAGCTCCGCCTGCTGATCCCGTAGTTTAGCCATTTCAGCGAGTATAGCCTGAGCTATATCGCCGTCGTTCTGCATCTGCTGGCGTTCCAGCGTTTCAGATTTCTTTATCTGAGCTGTAGCGAGTGCAGTTTCCTGTTTAATTCTTTCCTGTTCAATGCGTGCCTGCGCTTGTGCCTGCTGGCCCTGTATATAATCAATGGCCTGTTTAAGCTGCGCTTCCAACTGCTGATTAACCTGCTGTAATTGGGAGAGTTGGTTCTGTGCAACGGCCAACGCCTGTTCTGCGCTCTGATCTTTTTCATCGTCGCCAAGTATTGCCGGGTCAATGGTTCGGCGCAGACGCTCCGCAATCTCCTGAGCTCCCGGCCAGTCCTGAAACTTTGCCACTAGGTCACGAATCGCGCTGGCGCTTTCCGGATCTGCCTGAAGATAGGTCATCAATGCTTTAGCGGCTTCCTTGCGCTGTGTAGTGTGTGACGGGCCGACGCTGATATCTACATCGTATTTACCTTGATCAAGGCTCAGAACCTTACCTGATTCATTTATCGCATTAATCTTGACAACCTTCTCCGCGCCGTCTTCCCCCATAATGCGAACTATCTTCTGATCACTGTAAATTCTGGGTATTAAGTCTATTAAAGCGCGACCGTAGAAGCGAAGCGAACGGGAAAGATTATCGAGAAAACCGAACATTGAAGTATCAGATTCTATTTTCCGGTTAAGGATTGCTTCGCCTGATTCTACTCGCTGCTGTATGCCAAGTCCGGCATCGTTAATTCCAATTGTCAGCTTAAGGTTTTCGCGGGCCGTATTGGCTGCGTTCACCATGCCAGCAGGAACATCTGGAGCAGGCTTAAAAATAGGTGCAGGAAGCAGATTACCGTTCTGATCATAAACCGGTTTAATCTCTAAATAGGAATAAGGAACCTGATTTGCGGTTCCCCATTTCTTTTCATGCCCGGCAAACTGTCCTTCATATCCAATAACAGGAGGTTTAGGGTTTAATGCAACGTTCTCGGCCGCTGCCGTTTCCCAATAGTTTAAAGCTCTCTGTGGATCTTTAGCGTAACGAATCAGGGAAATAAACTTGCGCTTGCCGTCCCGGAAAACCTCATCACCAAAAACTGGAATAATGGGAATAAACTTACCCATCCAGTCGCCATCTTCCAGTATTTCAAACGGTGTGCAGAGATACCAGCGAACCTTTTTATTTTTGATTCTTCGCTTATCGACAATTAATGTTTTGTCAAAATCTTCTGGTAATTCAGATTTTTTCACACTGGTTTCATCGATTAGATAATAAAGCCAGTCGTTTTCTTCTTCAACGCGCCAATATTTACCAATGATCAAATCATCTTTATTGAGGTCATAACCTTGCGTTGAAAAACCTTTGTCATTTGAGTCCGGGTATAATTCTTTGAACTCTTTCCGAGCAATAACAATGCGCTCGAAATACCAGCGCGCATCTGAGTTGTCAAACTCACGGCTCGATGGATCAAAAAGGATGCTCTTATAGTCGTTAATTCTTTCAACTACAATATCCTGATCCCAAGATTCCTCATCAGCCCACTTAACATTAATCTTAAAATAACCAAGCGATCCGGTAACGGCTTGATCAAACGCACAATCAAAAGCGGTTTCGCTGTTTGAATTGCGCTCAACATTGCGGATAATTGCTTCGTATATTTCAGCTATATCTCTGTCGCCGTCACCATCAACAGGGAATACTTTAACTTGCGGCCTGTTCTGGCGAGCTTCATTAACAACTTGTTTAATAAAAACATGTACCAGGTTATTAGTGAGCTTGACTTTCTTTGCAGCCAGTTCTGGAGGCCATTGATCGCCTAATCTAAAGTCAGTGTCTTCATCTGCTTCTGCCCAGTTTTCCTGCATGTAAAGAAGCGCAGCTTCAACGTTTTCGTTAATCTCGTTAATTAATTCCAATTGCTTTTCTTCTGTCATGCCATCCAACCATAACCGCTGTGACTATATGCGCCAACGGTTCCAAATTCTTC